CGTAGTACTTCTTTTTCGTTTCCTCCAAAAAGCTTTTGGCTTTTGCAATTTCTTCCTTATAAGCAAGTTTCTTTTTCTTTTGCTCACGTTCCTCAGCTTCTTCAGGATCAAAGTAAAATTTATCTTCTAATATAAAATCTACTTCTTCTCTGTCTAAGTGAGGCTTAGTCTGTTTATAGTATTCTCTAAGTAAAACATCTTCATCAACATTAGTGTAGTCTTTACTTAATCTAGTATAGTCTTCTATTGTTCCACCAGTTTCTTTCATAAAGTCAACAAGTTTTTCTACGTTTTCAGGTAAATCTATTTGTTCAACTACTGGCTCAGGCGTTTTTACAACTGGTTTTTCTTTAGGAGCTTCTTCTTCTGTTACTTCATTTATAACAGTAAACTCTTCTTCTTTAACCGGCTCTTTTTTAGCTTCTACTTTTTCTTCAACCTTTTCTTCTACAATTTCTTGTACAACTTCTTCAGTTTCTTCAGGTTTTGTTTCTTCTTCTTTTTTAGTTAAATCTACTTTTGTAGTAGGTTCTGTTTTAACTAGTTTTTTAGGTTTCTTTTTAATTTTAAAGTCACCTTGTTTTAAGGTTCCATCAGGAGCCTCTTTTACTTCTTCTTTTTCTGACATAATATAATATAATAATTAATAATTAACCCATTCCAAAAGGATTGAGCATTGGCATAGGCTCTTCACCAGGCGTTGGCTGATCTTTTTCAGTTGCGCTTGTTTCAAAGCTTGTTGGTAATAAATCGTTTTGTCTTTGGTCTATTAGTTGAGATTGCTGAGTACCTTCAATACGCACTCTTTCATCTTTACGGTCTTCTATTTCTTTTTCTTTTGTTTTCATACCATTAACCTCCATTTGTTTTAACTCTAAATCAAACTTATGTTGTTGGTTCATGATCATTATTTTAACTTCAGCTTCTTGTCTATATTTCTCAACATCAAACTGTACTTTAGCTTGTTCAAACTGTACTTTTTGTTCTGTAAGTATTTGTTGCTTTTGAGTTTCAGCTAATGCTTGTTTTTCAGCCGCTTCTGCTTGTGATTGAGCTTGCTGCTGTATTTGTTGTAGTTTCATAGCTTGCTCAGCCGCTTGCTTCTGCTGTCTACGTTGTTTTAGTAGTTGATTAGCTAATGTTAAATTTTTAACTTCTCTAATATCTATAGCATCTTCTAGGTCAATACCACCAGTTTTTAAAGCTATTTGTATATTTTCTTCTAATTTAGCTTTTTCTTCGTCGTCTGGCTCAAGATCTAAAAATATACCAAAGTCGTAAATGTTTTTATCCATTAACTCTGTTAACGTAGAAACATTAAACTTAGTTATACTAGTTTGTAAAGCCGATCTAGTCAGCGGAAACATTAAAGCATCACCTATTCTTAGTGATATGTTTTCACAGTTCTTAAGAGTTAAGTATAAACTAGCTTGTAATATATGTCTAGTAGCTGTATTAGAATTAGCCGCGGCTATCTTCTGCAAACCTACTAATGAGTTTTTATCTGGACTACTAGCATCTCTAGCTTCATTTAATCCCGTTACGTCTCTAATAAGTTGTAGGTAATATTGGTAAGTTTGTATAAGACTTTGTATTTTAGCTCCACCTGATCCACTCTGTAATTCTTGTATTGGAACTTTACCTGGGTTCATGTCACCGTCTTGAGTGAATGATCTACCAACAATAGAACCAGTTTGAAAATACATATTTAAAGCTTCTTGAGGATTATATGTAGTACCATTACCTAAATCTACTTCGGCTAAACCGTCTACATCCATATAAACACCGTCAGGAACTACTCTAGATAACACTTGTTGCAGTTTAAGATGTGTTAACTGAATCATATCAGCAAAACCAGTTATACGATTGACTAATGAATCTATACGTCCTTTATACATCCTAGGAGCACATATATTATAATTCATATTTACTTTAGTAGTATCAGCACCTGGTCTAGTCATGTTTTGAGCCATTTCCCATCTTAACATTTTAGGGTGACCTAATATTTTAACGCCTGTGTATAATACTTCTATTGATCTAAAAGCTTTTGTAAAGTTAATTTCTTCAGGTGGATTAAAAGCATCTGTTTTTTCTAATGCTTTTTCTAAACCATTTGGAGTTTCTTTTATTTTAAATACTTGATTAGTAAATGTTTTGTATTCAAAATATATTACTTGTATTTTATCATCAAAATATCTACCCTCTGCATCGTTTCTATAATTAGAATTACCTGGATACTTGCTTATTTCCTTTAATTCTTCAGGTGTCAGCATTGGAAATTGCTTTTTAAGTTCAGCCATGCTAAGTCCTTTTACCTCACCAACGTACCATATGTCTTCAAAGTTTGGATCTTCTGTATATGAATAAACTAAATTAGCAGGGTCAACATAGCTAACACCAACACCTTCTTGTAAATTAAACTCAGTCTTAGAACACGCAATGCCTAGAACTGTTAAATCATGATTTAATCTTCTTCTAACTAAATCATATTTATTATAATCTAAAACATAATTAATAGCTTCTTCTTGAGCTATTTCAATACCTTGTTTATAATTAAGCTGCATGTATACAGATACCTCATCTGGGTTTGTAGGCATATTTGACTTTCCTCCACCAGTTGAAACATCTAAACCTAGTTGAGCTTTTGCTTTAGCTATATACTCTCTAGCATAAATATCTTTCATTAAGCCTTGAATATATGCAGATCTTTTTCCAGTAGAAGAAGGATCTTGAGCATAAGCTTTAATATCGTAGTTCTTTTGAGACATACCGTTTACGACAATGTCTACGAATTTAGAAATAATAGGAACAGGTGTCCAGTCTAAATTTAAATAAGATAAGTCACCATTTATAGATAGTTCATCTTTATACTTTTGAACAGACTGTTCTCCTCTAGCGTATAGTCTTAATTGATGGAAATTGTTGTAGTTAGTAGCAAATCTATATCCTCCAGCTCCCGTTCTAGTACCACTAAACCATTCGCCTTCTATTGCTTGACCTACTTTTAATCCATAGTCATAAGACGCTTTAACTGCATCAGGTACTACCTGATCCGGAAATGAACTTCCATAACTAGTTTCTATCATTTATTTTGTATTTTTGAAACAAACCCATCATTATCATATTTTTTAAAACTTAAATTAACAGGTTGTTTATTCTTAATTGCATTAGGTCTATAATTGTTTTTGTTACAAGCCATGATTGCTAAGCCAGAGCTAATAGTTGCATCAAACTTTGTTCTATTATTTATATTAAACCTAGACCAGTCTTGTAATGTCTTTTGATGATACATATCTCCAAAAGAGTCTTTTAATATACCTACATAATTTTCTATATAAGCTTCTATAGCAGCTGCGTGAGCTTGCTTAATATCTTCACTTGAATTAGGTATTCCACCTATTTCTTTTTCTGTAACAGATAATCTATTCCACAATTTATCAGGTCGGTTCATACTAAACCCTCTGTAACCTCTTCTTCTTAAATAGTATAATAATCTAGGTTTGTTATTTTCTGCTAGTATTGGCATACCATAAAAAACTAATGACATTAAAACTTCTTCAAAAAATATTTCAGACGTTTCAGGTCTAGCTATATATTCTAAAAAGAAATGGTTAGGCGGTGCATCCTCCATAGAGAATTTAGTTAGCCCATGTAGTGCTCCATTAGAACCTTTACCATCAACAGTGCCGCTAATATCGTAAGAGTCACAGCCAAAGGCTCCAACATGCTCGTTAGCGGGGTATTTAATACCATTTTTAATTATAATTTTATTTTGCAAGTTGCTAGGCGGCACCCAGCTAATATTAAATCTACCATTTTTATCAGGAACAAACTGAACCCTAGTATCTTTAATCCCACCTTCCCACATGAATTTACCTCTAGTAACGTTAGCTTTGTTATTAAACTCGTCGTTAAAATCTATTTGCTCATATATTTTTATCAAATTAAATAAACTTTCTTTAGTTTGATCTCTAAAAGCATGAGCTTCAGTTCTTGGAAATTGTCTATAGTATTCGTTTAAACTATCTTGATCAGACTTTAATCCTTCAACTTCGTTTTCCCAATGCTCAATAACTCCTGTTGTAATGTCAAAACCATCAACTCCTTTGACTGGATTTTTACCTCCAATGAAGACAGGTAGTCCATAAGTATTAATGAATCCCTCATAGTTCCATTCCATAGGAACGAACAAGCTATAGAGTCCAGAAGATGTTTGTCCGTTTCTATTTCTCTTAGTAGCGTCTGAATTGTTGTATAATTTTTTAAAATTGTTTCCACCTTTATCTAACGCATTTGAAGTTGAGCCCATCATACACTTACCTACGATTCTAGAACCAAGACGTAATGTAGTTTTAGTAACTCTCCAGTTATTTAATATATTATCAGGTCTCTCCCATTTACCACTTTCATCATGAGCTAATAATTTTAGCTTTTCACCATCATAAGAATTGTCACCAGTGTTTTTCCAGTCAATAGTTGTATCAAGCCCGTCTAATTCTCTTAATTGCTCATTTGACTCCAGCTTTCTTCTAGTAAGCTTTGAGGCTGGTACTCTATAAGCCAGTTCAGTCTTTGGCCTGTCCATACCATCTTGAATGGGTTTAAAAAAGAACGGGTAGTTGACTGATATGGGTACAACTTTATCTGTAAACATTTTTTTGG